ATAAAATCGCCAAAGGTGGGGCTATTAAAGAATTAAGTAAATATGATAAAGGTAAGTGGAGAAAGGATAGTGGATTAGCTATTGCTAATTTTGAAAAAGGAACTCCTGCCCACGTTAAAGCCGGTATCACTTATAACCGATTACTGAAATTCTTTGAATGTCCGTTTAAGTACGAACCAATTAGAGATGGTGAAAAAGTTAAATGGGTATATCTTAAAAGTAATCCATTGGGAATAGAAACATTAGCATTCAGAGATTATAATGACCCAAAAGAGATTATGGATTTTGTAGAACAATATGTTGATAGAGATGGAATTTATAAAGCGGAATTGGAAAACAAATTAACTGATTTCTATAACGCTCTAAAATGGGAAATGGCATCCGCCGATTCTCAAAACGCAAAAAAGTTTTTTGAATTCTAAACTTTTTTTCGTATATTTGTAAGATAAAATAAAATAATATGGCAAAGGCTAAAAAAACAAAAAAAGAAGAAGTAAAGATTGAAGAACAATCTGAACAATTACAACCAACAATTGCATTATCACAAAAAAAGTATGAAGATTGTGAATGGTGTTTTCAATTTGATGAAGATGAACCACAAATATTTGCATGGACAGATAATGAATCGGATAAAAATGAAGACCCTAAAGTAATTTTTACAATTACAAATGTTGAGAATTCATACATAACTTTTCAGAATGGAAAGACTGGTAAAGTATTCAAATTATTTGCAAGGGAACTTACTAATGAAGGTATTGAATTGAGAAATAAACAAAAACAAGCTTTTAAAACTATTGAAAATGCAAGTGAAAATAAAGAGGCTTAAGCCTAATGCAGTAATCCCTACCTACGCTAAAGAAGGTGATGCTGGTATGGATTTAGTAGCAACTGAAATCATCAAAGATACACCCGAACAAATAACCTATGGTACGGGATTGGCTATGGAAATTAGAGATGGATTTGTAGGATTAGTATTCCCTCGTTCATCAATCCGAAAGACTGGTTTACAATTAAGTAATTCGGTTGGAGTAATTGATAGTGGATATAGAGGTGAAATTCAAGCTACATTTAATAAAGTATTTGGCGGTGACCGTTTTTATGATGAAACAAAAAATACGGAAGATACATCAAATAACTTCTATAAAGTAGGTGATAGAATTGCACAAATTATGATTATCCCACATCCACAAATTGAGTTTGATGAAGTAGATGAACTTTCAGATTCAGAAAGAGGTGAAGGTGGATTTGGTTCAACTGGTAAATAAAAAATAAAAATATGTTTGAATTAAAAGAAGAAGAACAAGTAAATCACTCACTTTGGGTGGAACGATATAGGCCATCTAAATTAGAGGATTATGTTGGGAATGAGCATCTTAAAAATAAAGTTGCGGGATATATTGATAATGGAGATATACCACACTTACTTTTTTTTGGCAAAGCGGGTACTGGTAAAACAACACTTGCAAAGTTAATTATAAAAGCAATTGAGTGTGATTACATGATTATCAATGCATCGGATGAAAACAATGTGGAAACCGTAAGAAACAAAGTAAAAAACTTTGCATCATCTATGGGATTCAAAAAATACAAAATCATTATATTAGATGAGTTTGATTATATGACTCCAAACGCACAAGCAATCCTTCGTAACTTAATGGAAACATTCAGTAAGCATTGCCGTTTCATTTTAACTTGTAATTACGTTGAAAAGATTATCGAACCAATCCAAAGCCGTTGTCAAACATTTCAAATAACTCCACCTACTAAAAAAGATGTAGCAATTCAAATGAGTAAGATTTTGAAAGTGGAATCGGTTGAGTTTGACCCAAAAGATTTAGTTCCAATAATAGATTCTTCTTATCCAGATATTCGTAAGATAATCAATACTTGTCAATTGAACTCTCTTAAAGGTAGATTGCAAGTAGATGTTCAAAATTTATTAGAGAATGATTATAAGATGAAAGTTTTGGATATCCTTAAATCAAAGGATGATAAACGAAACAAATATATGAACGTAAGACAGGCAATACTTGATTCCAAAACAACTGATTTTACTGATTTATTTACATTACTATATGATAAGGTAGATGAATATGCAGGAGAAAATACTGCAAATGTAATATTAGTATTGGGTGATGGAGTTGCTAAATCAGCGGTTGCAATTGATAAAGAAATTATTGCAGCGGCAACATTAATTCAAATTTTAAATATTATATAATGGCTAACATTTTAGGAGCAGGTGGGCAACCAATCGGAGAAAGAGAAGAAGTAAAAATCGAATTAGAAAAGACAGAACCAATTGCGTGTAAGAAATGTGGCGGTGAGATTTTTGTACAAGGTTTTGGATTCCGTAGAATTTCTAAGTTATTAACTGGAAAACCAAAGGATGAAACATTACCAGTAGAATTATTTCTATGTGGAGATTGTGGTGAAGTACTTAATGATTTATTACCTCCGGGTTTAAAAGTAGAAGAACAATAATATGCCAAAAGGACTATTTGACCATATCAATGCGATAACAAAAGAGCAAGACCCTAACTATTGGGATAAATTAGATGATGCCGATAAAAAAACTTGGAGTAATTGGTTAATAATTCGGTATATGTCTATGAATCCGGAATGGATAGAACTTATAGCCGAAATACAACCATATATCCAAGAAGCCCCACCTAGAGCGGTTTATAAAGCACTTATTGGTGTTGTACCAAAGGGTAAGACATATCTTCGTTATATGAAGGGCAAATCGGTAAAAGATTATGACGATTGGCTAATTGAATTGGTTGCTAAATGGTATGAGGTTTCTACCAAACACGCATCTGAATATTTGGATATACTATATGAAAGTACTTCAGGTAGAGAGGAAATAAAAAAAATTGCAGAGGCGTATGGTACGGATACGAAGCTAATTACAAAATTAAAACTTAAAGTTTAATTTGGTAATCTGAGGTATTTTTCGTATCTTTACTTAATAAAATAACATAATGGCTAAAGTATCATTTTCGCAGTACTCAATGTGGAGCAGTTGCCCACAACAATATAAGTTAAATTACATAGATAAGTTGGGTGAAAGTTCCGGTAATGTTCACACTATATTTGGTTCGGCTATGCACGAAACAATCCAACATTATCTTTCAGTTATGTATGGTGTATCTAAAAAACAAGCAGATGAAATCAATTTAGATAAGTTATTGCTTGAAAGGATGCGAGAAAACTATACAAAAGAAAAAGACCTTTTATCGGAAGGAACTCCTTGTGAACAAATTGAATTGGAAGAATTCTATGGCGATGGTAGGAGAATCTTAACTTGGTTTAAGAAATATTGTAGTAAATTCTATTCAAAATCAGGATACGAATTGGTTGGTATTGAAATTCCACTTAATGCTAAAATCAAAGAAGGTGTAAACTTTATTGGGTTTATTGATATCGTAATGCGAGATTTGGCAGAAAATACTATAATAATTGTAGATTTGAAAACATCTACACAAGGATGGAATCAATATCAAAAAGCAGATGAACTTAAAAATTCACAAATCTTATTATACAAAAAGTACTATTCAGAACTTTTTAATGTTCCACTTACAAAAATTAAAGTAGAGTATCAGATAATGAGAAGGAAATTGCCAGAAGATAGTGCGTTTCCGATTCCATATATTTCCAAACACGTTCCATCAAGTGGAACACCAACCGTTACTAAAGTATATGATAAGTTTGTAGAATTTATTGATACCGTATTTGATGATACTGGTAACTTCAAAGATATCCCATATCCTAAAGTTCCTGGTAATAACAAAAAGAATTGTAAATGGTGTCAATTTTTAGGCAAACATTGTGACGGAAAACCTTGATAAAAATTATTGTTTTTTTATTTTTGTATATACTTATATATACAAATATATTAAATACACAAATAATGATTCAAGAAAACACAAAGCTTACAACTGTGAAAATACTGAAAGATGTGTATTCATCATTTAAAAAAGTTTCCTTTGATTCTGATGTAACATTACAAAAGCTGGTAAATAGAACAGTTGAAAGATATGTTAAAGATGAAGATT